CGACCAGTTCCGCCTTCACGGCGCCGGCGACGACGAAGGCGCGGGCATGCATCGCCCCCCACACATCGGTATAGGCGCGGGTCGGGATCGGCACCTTGCCGCGCAGGTAGTCGATCGCCTCTTCGAAGGGAATACCCTGCGCCAGGATCTCCGGCGACGCGCCTTCGTCAGACACTGCCGCGGTCTCTCGCGGTTCCGGCCGTTGCCTTCTGCCCGTCCTGGATCTCGGCGCGGCCGCCCAGCTCGGCCGCGACCAGGCCGTCGCCAATCAGCTGCGCCAGACCCTTGTCGTCCAGTTCCGGATAGAGCGTCAGGATGCGTTCGCCGAATTCGACCAGGTCGGTGGACGACGCCAGCGCGCCGCGGATCTGCGCGACCAGTTTGTTCATGGCGGGCATCGCCGCGGCGTCCAGCATGACCGAAAGACGGTCTGCGAAATCGCCGGCCGCCGCCTCGGCGAATTCCGCCGTGCCGTCGCCGTCTTCTTCGTCTTCCGCCTCGCCGTCCGGATCTTCCTCGCCGGTACCGGGCGCTGCAGGCGGCGGCGCGGGCTTCCGGTATTCGTAGCCCTCGCCATAAATCTCCGCGAATTTCTCCGGCGTCAGATGCCAGCCCATCTTGGACAGCTTCTCGTCCCGATCGACGCGCTCGTTCAGATCCTCCTGTTCGGTGAAGGACCGCCAAACCTTGGGCGGCGCCACATTGAACCCGAAGTTCCATTCGACGATCCAGGTGACGAGAGACCGGTTCAAGGTTTCCGACAGCATGTCGGCGTCGAACTTCACCAGGATCTCGCGGATGCCGTCATGCGTCTCGGCGGCGGCCTTGGACCCGACTTTGCCGATATTGGTGGTCAGGGTTTCGCCCAGAACGCATTCCGCCATCTGCTCGTCCATGTAACGGCAGAGCTGCTCCTGCGTCGTGACATTGCCGGATGCCGCCGATTCCAGAAGCTCGATCGCCCATTCCTCCGGCTTGGCGATGATGCCGTCATTCGCCAGGGCTCGCAGCGCGCGCAGCACCGTGTCGATCTCCGCGTCGTCGGCGCCCTTGGGATAGGAGGCGATCGTTGTCGGCGTGCCGAACCGGTCGGCCAGCTTCAGCCAGAACTTGATGCCCTGGCGCTTGAAGAAGACCGGCCAGAACAGTTTGGATCCAAGACCCAGTCCGTAGGGGTTGCCGTCGCGGCCGCCGAAGGTGTGGATGATGAACTTGCGCGGCGGCGCCGTGATGCCCTTGATCGGCGCGTCCCTGGTCAACAGGCGGGGCCGGCGCTTGTCGTCGAAGACGAAACGGTCCTGGCTGCGCGCGATGGTGCGGTCGATCTTGACGACGCCGCCTTCGATCATCGGGAAAACTTCGGAAACGGCATAGCCCTTCAGGATCGCGTCCAGCAGGTCGATGCACAGCTTGTCGAAGTTCAACTCCTTCAGCACGGATTCGACCAGCTCGGCCGCCGCCTTGGCCCGGGAATCCTCCGCACCCGGCTCGACGAACCATTCCTTGGCGACGACGGCCGTCGCCCGCTTCTGGATGACCGAATGGCAGCGCGTGTCCCGCAGCAGCTCGTCATACAGCTTCAGGCCGCGGCCCTGGCCGCGCGTGGCGAGCGTGTCGTCCTCCTGCCGAAGCAGACCGTCGAAGGCCGGATAGGCGGGGTCGCTGGCGATCGTCGCCACTTCGCGCAGGAGAACGGCGGCTTTGTTGGCGGTGTTCGTTTCGTCGGTCATCGGTTTGGCCTACAGGTTGAAATATGCGCCGGCATCGGTGAACCCGCCGAGAGAGGCGAAGTCGCGCCCGGGCCCGGTCGAGTCGCGCTGTTCCGGCACCGTGTGGAAATCGAATGGGCCGGCGTCGCTGCAGGATGCGAAATGCGCCAAGGCATGGGCGATCGCGCTGTCGCCGTGGCGCTTGCCGGTCTTGCTCTTTTCGTCGGCGGTCCGAACGGCCGGCACGCGGATGACGCCGTTCACCCGGGCCAGTTGGCGGTGATCCGTGCGAATGTCCGCATCCTGCGGCAGGCGCAGCAGTCCGTCCTCGAAGGCGCCGATGAAGGGCGGCATGTTTTCCAGATACCAGGTCTCGCTGAACTTCACCTGGTGAATCCGACTGTGACCGTACTTGTCCGCCGCGGCCTCACCGGTCGACGCGCCGTTGCCGCCGGAATCGATGGCGCCGGCCATCAGCTTCGGCAGCCTGTCCGCGATGTAGAAGAGCACCTGCTTCTGCTGTTCGAAGGGAATGCGGCCCAACTCGACGACGAAAGGCGGTCGCCGGACCAGGTTGCGCTGCAGTTGGACCGGCCAGATGACGGAGAGATCGATCGTGCGGCCGAAATCCATACCGAAGTAGCTCATAAGCTTCGGGTCGAGCGCGTCCAGGAGGTCTCTCAGGTTCTCCTCACACCAGTCTTTGGCGTCGCGTTCGCGGATCTCGATCGGGGTCAGCACGTATTTTTCGTCGACTTCCCAGCGGAGCACCGGAATGTCGGGCTCCATCCGCATTTCGATCAGGGCGGAGGACAGAACGGTGCCGCTGCCCTGGCTCGGAATGCAGCGCAGTTCTTCGTCCGCGTCCTTGTCGTAGAAGGCATAGATGCTTTCGACCCATTTCTCCTCGGTCGGGACCGATTGGCCGCGCGCCTCGAGCATCATCTTGACGCGATTGTACAGACCTTGCTCAACCGCCTCGTCGAAGGTTGTCTTGATCACCTTGCCGGGCCGGCGCTTGGCCCGGACATCTTTGATCAAAAGGTTGAACGGATTGTCGTCGCCGTCATGCGTCGAGATCACCAGCACCTTGCCGCCCCAGATCAGGAAGGCCATGGCGGCTTTCAGCATGCCCTCAAGATCGTCGTGGAAGCCGGCTTCGTCGAAGATGAGATAGCCCTGGCGGCCGCGCAGGGATCGCGGCTTGGACGTCAGCGCGACGATGTCGAAACCGCTGGCGAAGGAGATCCGGAAGGCTTGGATATGCCGATCCGCCTTGCCCTTTTCGGCATCGAGAAACAGGAATTCCTCCACACCCGTCAGCGCCGGCAAAAAGGCCTTCGCCCACATGGCGCTGGTGTCGATGAACTCGCGCGCCATGTCCAGGTTGTAGCCGATATACATCGTGTCCATACCGCCGGCGGAACGCGCAGCGCCGGAGGTGAGAACCGCGTCGGCCGCGATGCCCCAGGTCACACCGATGCGGCGGGATTTCTCCCAGATGACCAGCTGGTAACTGGCCGTCGCGAGAAGGCCTTCCTTCTGGTAGGGCAAAAGGATATCCGGCAGCGCGTCGCCGATCTGCCGGAGTTCTTCGGGAAAGGATTGTGCCAGCGCCGGCGTCACGTGCCTTTCTCCTGCGGCTTGATGCCGAGGATCTGCGCCTTGATCATCGCGACGGTATTGGCGGACAGACCCTGTTCGCCCAGGCCGGCAGCAACTTCCTCGACCGCCGCGGCCGCCTTCTCGCGTTCCTCTTTTTCGACGACGGTGCGGAGCTTGACCTCGAAATCCTGATCGAGGCGCAGCGCCCTGGACAGTTCGGCCAGGCCCTTGCCGAGATTGGCGATGTCCTTTGCGTCGATCTGCGGCGCGGCGTCCGGATCGTTCGGGTCCGGCTGCAGCTTCATCAGAAACTCGAAAACCAGCACCCGGGCCATTTCGACCAACAGGCGGCCCTGCTCGCCTTGCTCTTTCGCGTCGTTCAGATCCGGCACCAGGGCCTGGACCATTTCGCGCGATTGGCGCATGCGGGCAGAGACCTGTTCCAGCTTCTGCGCATGGCGGTGGATGGCGGAGCGCGACCGCGCATGGCCGGCACCGTCCAGGAAGGCGGTAAGATCGTCGAGCGACAGCGCACCCTCGGCTATAAGGAAGTCCAGCCGCTTGCGAACGGAATCCGGCAGTGTGGCGATTGAGGACTTGCGCGGCATGGCCTACGGCAACCGCTTGGGGTCGTCGACGCCGTCAACGGAGTCCTGGCCGTCAGCGACTTCCTTGCCGCGCTGCGTCAGCTGGGCAAAGGTCTCTTCACCGGCCACGGTCAGCTGCACCAGCAGCCGCTTCTCCAGCCAGAGCAGATCCTCGCGAACCTGCTGTAGTGTCGGCCGGTGCATCGTGTTGACATGCGGCAGCGCCTGGTAAAGCAGACGGGCGGAAGTCCGTCCGTCGTCGTCGCCGGCCAGCAGTTCCAGGATCGTCAGGCGCCGGTTGGCGTTTTCCAGTTCCTTCAAACTCGTCATCAGTCGTCTCCGCCGCCGCTGATCCGATGCCGGTTCAGCAGGTCCACATTTTTTTCGATCGCCTGCAGCGTTGCTGTCGCAGATGCCAGCGACTCGGCCATCTTCGCTGTGTCCTTACGGACCTCGGATATCCGCACGTGCAGCTTCTCCATGTCCTCATGTTTTGGCATGTGCCGGAAGCTCGTCTCCAGCGCGGTCAGACGGTTCGCATGGTCGTTCGCGGTTTCCGTCACCGAGCTGATCCGGTAGCTGAGTTCCGTTTTGACCCCGTCGACGCCAGCCTTGATCTCATCCTTGGTCGCTTTCTGCCTGCTGCTGAACCAGATCACCCAGGTGCCGATGATCGACGCCAGCGCGAGGGCCAGCGCGGCATAGTCGGCTATGGCTTTCAGGATATTGAAGATCACGGTCCCGGCCTTTCACGTTTTCCCTGGCAGATGACGCAACGCTTGACGTTCGGGATCGCTTGTCGCCGGGGCTCGGGGATCTCGCATCCGCAGTCCCGGCATTCCCGCTCGGCCGTGTTGCCGGCCTTCATCAACTCCGCCAC